GTTGGCTTAGCTACTGTCGTTGGCTTAGCTACTGTTGTTGGCTTAGCTACTGTTGGGGTAGAACCGGGTGATACCTTTGATACCTTATCTTTTCTGTTATTATTGTTATAAGCTACTTTCTTTGGGGCAGAACCTGGCGCTATCTTATCTTTTCTGTCATTATTGTTATAAGTTATTTTCTTAGGCGTTGCATTCATAGGCTTAGCTGCGGGTTTCTTTGCATTAAGACCAAGCTTCGTTCTTACTCTAGCTAATACGCTAGTTTTATCTGGGGTCATAACCTTTTTACGAACATTCTTTATAGTATTCTTGATAGTACTACCAACTGATTTGACTTTAGATTTCATATCATCCCAAATACCTTCATCAATCATATATTCAATCTCTTCAAGGCTAAACCCTTCATCAAGCATTAACTCATACAAATCATTATTAACGGATTCTTTAGGATACGCATCTTTGTCATCCCAATCATGTCGATCCCACTTTGGCCGGCCTTTATTTAAATCAGCTTCGGTTCCACGCACTGTATTTTTATATGCAGGGTTCGTAGCTGCTTTTTTCCGTGCCGCTATTTGACTTGGAGTATTACGTAATGAAGCGACTCTTGCCTTTACTTCGTCAGACATTTCTTCATTCATCTCTTCTTCCTCTTCTTTACCTTGTGATCGCAGGCGCAATCTTTTTTTAACTTCAGCTGGTGTAACTCTTTTAATATTGCCAACAGCTTTTGATGGATTTCGAAGAAGTCCAACTAGATCTTTTCTTAATTCTTCTCTATTTGCAGAGTTAACATACATTGTAGGCAACCCTTCAATTTTTACTTTGAAGTACATATCCTCATTTAACCCAGTCATACATGATTCAGATATAATTTCTATTGTTGACATATCATGCTCCACTGAATTTTTGCGTAAATAAGGATTAACTAATTTCTTCATAATAGGCTGGGCGTGTGTAATGATCTTCTTAGATCTATTAATCTCTGCAGATCTCTGAGCTTGATATTTTTGGCCTGCAGATTTAGCCCCAGTAACGTTTTTCTGAGCAATGTTTTGCTTTTGCTGATAACGGACTGCTTGACCACCAAGTTGTTTTTGCATATTTGCTTGAGCTCTAGCTCTACGCTCAGTCCCTGAAGCATTTTGGCGTTGTATTTCATCTTTGTTCTTATTAGCTAATTCAGTAGATGCGTCTCTTCTACTTTGCATGAAATCTTTAACATGATTATCACGTTTCTTCCGCGCAGTTTTTAAATCAGAATGTGCATCTTTAATTGCTTCTGGGCCAGCATTACTTGATTTTGTTAAACTAAGATTCTGTCTGGCAGTTCTGACTTTTATACGATGTTGCGGGAACTTATTTTCCATGAGTTGAACCTTTTAACAAGATTTTTTTAACACGATCTTTAGCTGCTAAAGCTTTTGAAATACTATTGGGTTTTTGTATCTCAGCATCTTTAGGCTTTTTAATAAATGTCCTTAAACCTTTATCAATCCTATCATAACTAATATCCGCTTTGCTTCCACCGACTGATCTTTTCATTGCACCTTCACCCATACCACCGGCATCAGCTACATCAGATCCAGGATGTCTTCTATTTGAAGTTTTATTCTTTTTAGTTTTAGTGGATTTAACAGGTGGCATATTTTGACCAGGTGTGGTATCAACCCACTTTTTAGTAGCTTCGGGTGTTCCCAGTCCAAGAACGTAACTTTCGTCAACTGACTCAACAGATTCAGTAACTTTTTTGCCCTTAGAATCGTATTTACCCAGTTCCATTACTTTGTCTTTTGCATGCCATTGTGGGCTATACGTTTCATGCCAGTCCCAATCACGTGAGCGGGTATTCCATTCCATAACTTTCCATTCACCAGCATGGCGCTCATTTTGATCATACTGTTTCTCAAGTTGGAAGCGGCGGCCAGAAGAGAATGTAATTTCTTTTTCCCCATTAGGACCAGATCTTTTCCACTTTGGCCCTGTAGCTTTTTTAACAGCTTCATCAATGGATTCAACAGCATCAATCCATTTCCTAACAGTATTACCATCTTCTTTTTCAAGAATCAAATAGTTAGGACCACGGAATGTTACTTCAGCTAAATCACCTGTGTCTTTAATAGATACTCTGTCACTTATGTTATAAATCTCGCCTTGCACATATTGCTCTCTTATATCAGAAACAGATTTCAATTGTACATGCTTATAGAATTCAGTTTCTTCCTTTAAACCCATACCAGATCGTACGGCGTTAAATAAATCTTTTGAATCTTTATTAGTAAAGTTCTTGGGTAAACCTTTAGTGAATCCTGCAAAATCATTGGTTGATGCAGCCTCTTTCATTTTAGATGACGACATACCTGCAACGCCTTCTGAGTCAGGATCACGCTGACCAGCCGATACAACTTCAATACTTTTAAATTTATAAAAGCCATATCGTTGACCGGTTTTACCATTATATTTTGTTAACAATGATTGGAATTCAGTGATTCTATCAGAACCTACTACCATTACTATACTGGTAAAACCTTCATTGTATATTGCGTTAGCTGCATCAAAAATGGTCTTTATATCTTTATTCAATAAGATGAAACGTGAATGCTTAGGGAACATTTTACGTGCCGCTTTAAGCTTATCAATATAAGCTAATGGATTCTTTTTCTTATCAATAGTCTGTGATAGATACACACGATAAGGATTTTTTCCTGATTTATCAGAAAGGACTTCTAACAGTTTTTCGTGACCGACTGTTGGAGGATTCATCCTACCAAACGTAAAATAGAGTGTCTTAGCCTCTTCAACAATGTATTGCTTAAAGGAATTAATCATTGTATACTACTCACTTATTCATTCTAGATTTTTTACGTTCTGCTTCTAACTTACGAGTCATAGGCAACTGCTTCATTGCAAGTTGTTTAATCCGTGGACCCAGTTTGGATATTCTTTTTTCCATTTCAGCTTTACGGGCTGGAGTTAATTCACTCTTACTCATGCCTTTAGTAAACTTTTTAATTAATGCACTCTTAACAGATCTTACAGATCTATTCATTAGCTTTTCTCTAGTAGCTGTCCTATTTTTAGATCTCTTAATACCCAGCTTAATCTTTGGCGCAATGATTCTCATTCTCCGTGCTGCAGCACGTCTCATCTGAGGTGTCCATGACTCATCTACTTCTTCATCATCGAATTCTTCATTCGTAGAAAAAGGCTCACCCGGTTTGTGGTCTGCTAATGCCTTACGCTTTTTCGCTAATTCGTCAGATAACTTTGACATCTTCATAGCTTGTTCTTTAGCGCGCTTGGATTTCTTTGGAAATATTTGAACTGATAACTCATCTAAATTTTCACTTACGATATCGGCTGAGTTTTCATGACCCCAACCTTTACCTTTTAATCTTAAATGCGTACTTTTATCATTAACCATACGGCCTTTACCTGTTTGAGGATCAAACATCATATGCGGACTAAATGCTTCTTCTAAAGGTTTCCCTTTCATCCAATGAGATCCATTGGGGTCATTACAGTCATTCTTACATCCATTACCTTTAGTAGGCTTACCTTGCTCGTCACCACAATCTTTACAAACCATACAATGGTCTTCATCAATAGATTCTTTATGTACAGAATAATGTGGTCCATCATCGTGTGGAAAAGGTTGATTGTCTAAATGCTTTCCAACAGAACGTGGGACAAACTGCCCTTCGCGCTTTTTGCCTAGGACCTTTGTAGTTGTTTTTACTAAATGATGTCCATCTGGTCCATCGCCGTAGACCATATGTTTCATACCAGCTTCTTTGCTATTATGCACACCGCCCGGCAAAATTTTGTTATCAACCCAAACTGAAAGGTAAACGGGGCGCTCATCTTTATTTTCATTAAGTGCGTGAAATTGTTTTAATGTTTTTTCCATTTTCATCTTCCTGGTTTATCCCATCCTTTTAAAATATTTGGCGAAAAGTTGTTGTACGAGAATTCTAATCTGTCAACAATCTTTACCGCATCACCACCTAGTTTATCTATAGCAACATATCCCTCTTCGCCAGTGACTTTAAACCCATTGGGTGTCTTTACGAAGGTGTCTATACTCTTTAGTCTATTGAGTATATTTATAAGTTTTAATTTTACAACAATTATTAACTTTTGTAGGTCAAATATCTTTTTGAGGTTTGCTTTATTCTTTTGGTCAAAAAATTTCATAAATTCATCGCGTTTAATTGTCTGAGCTGTTTTACCTTTATCAGTTTTTCTTTTATCAATTTCTTTCTGATAACGAGCATGGACCCATTTTATTAATTCATTTACATGACGTGTAGTATCATTAACAGTTTCACCTTTACGAACAAACGTATTATTAAACATCTCTATTGTTTGAGCTAACTTCTTATCAGCTTCAAGAGTTTTTAATGTAGAGGCACCTATTTGATTAAATAAGAATCCAATTTCAGATAGCTTGTCATTCACGTCTTGGGTGTCTTTAGCAGACATAGTTACCTTTGTCATATCTCTAAGCATAGCATCTTGGGACCACACATCTAAAGATTTCTTTAAATTTGATACTTTAACACCATACGATGCTTTCATTGTTTCAAAGCTTGATCCTACATAGGTAGTATGCCATACAATACCCATTTTTGCCCGTTTGATTGCTGCAGCGCCTGGAGTACCTACAGGAACAGCATAAGCAATAGTGTTAGGATGGAACACAATATATTTTTGTCCATGGATTGTCTGAGCAGTGATATCTTTTTTCGAAAATAAAAAGTCACCTTGAATAACACCAGTAATACCTAGATCAGGCAAATACTTTAATGCTTCTTTTAGCTTAGCATTTAATTCTTGACCTGCAACATCATTATCAATTTCTATATTTGTCTTATATACCATTGGGTTCTTGTTAAAGATACCCTTTTTAGCTACAAAGAAATTACCATCAGTGGGATCAATACCCGCAAATATTGCCGGTGCACCATCCCACTTAACACTGACGTTTCCGGCTTTTTTACCACCAAGCATATCCCTTAAATCTCTTAAAGCGAATATTGCTTGACGAGTGCCATTTACACCACCATAAAGAACACGATCCTCAATATGAGTCATGTGAGTGTTCTTTTGTTCTGTTAAAAGATTATCAAGTCTAAGCATAACAGTTTCCTATTTTCCGTTCTGTAATCGGGTTCTAAGGTTAATTTTATTTTGCATAGTAGCATCAGAACCAAGATGTTTATTGATTGCTTTACTTAATGTATTAGCAGTCCGTGTTACTCTAGCCCTGTTAACTCCATAATTATGATCACTAAGTTTTTCTTCAGCATCAATGTGATTTTGATATTTTTTATGTAATTCAGCAGTATCTTCTTTAACATTTTTCGGAATGTATTCTTTAATTTTCTTCTCAATTGCTGAAATAATTTTGTTATGAGTCTGGCTCAAATAACGATCTTTTCTTAATCTATTAATAGCTAATACAGTCTGAGCTGCATATTTCTTTTGAAAGTCTGCTGGTCGAGTA